ATTTGCCACACTTATTGCACCATTTGGTACCGTCAGGGCAACTTACACCTTCACCGAAGTATTGAGAGAACGTCTTCATTGATTGTTCTTAGGATTTTTAGGGCAGTCTTTTTCGTGCTTTTCAATGTATGTATATGGACGGGCATGTCCTTGTGGTGCTTTAAGACCACAATACTTACATACGGTGCTACGTTCAGCCATAATGATATGCTCCCTTGTTAGTTTTCTTTGGTAGTTTACCACCTCTTACTTTGGTTCCAGATGTTTCACCGTAACCTTCAGGGTGCTTTCCTGCTTTTGTTTTACCGATAGAATCAGACTTTGCCTTGCTTCCCTTCTCAGTATAGTGAAGTTTAGCAGACTTATCTTTGTCTTTGGTAATCACGGATTCTTGTCCGTGCTTGCGTCCCAAGCGACGCATGACCTTACCGAAACGACGTTTTGACATCTTATTAGGTTTTGAAGTCTGATAAGAAACCTCGCGTCCAGTTTCACCACTGCCATACTTGTACTCACCGACACCTTTCTTGTGACCGATGCCGTGCTTCTTCAGATCTTTCTCAAGACCTTTACGCTTCTCACGGTTTTTCTTTTCATCATCTCCACGGTCAGCAGAAATGTGTCCAGTAACCTGAGTCTTAGATTTCTGCATCATGCGACCAGTACGGTTACCCTCAGAAAGGAAGTCTTTGAAAGAGATAGTACCCTCTTTCTTCATCTTGTTTGCTTTCTGACGCTTGTTCCAATCCATATAAGATTCGCCTGGGCGAAGTTTTTTAGGATCAGATTTGGGTTTAGATGCAGCAGCACGATCTTCACGGGCACGTTGGTTAGCGCCAGGTCCACCTAGTTTGCGGTCCTTGTCAGGATCAGGGTGCCAGAAATCACCACGCTCATTGATGGTTTCTTCCTTTTTCATTGTAGCACGTTTTGCTGCACTTTTGGCAAGTAACCTTTTTCTTGCAGCGTCCTGCTCTTTTTTGGGGATAGCGGTGACAGCACCAACCTTCTGGTCAACATCACCAGGTGCATATCCTTCAGTCTCAACGTACTGACTCTTATCACCTTTGACTTTCTTATCGCCACGGTTCATTCTGTGGAGAGATCTCCTCAGTTTGCCGTGTGCCATTTCATTACCTTTGACACCAAACTTGCGAAGGTTTCTGTCTGCCTCTTTCTTCTCAGGAGACTTACCAGCATCAACCTTTGCTTCTAGTTGTACTTCTTCTTTCTGTGTTTTCTTCTTAGAAGTATCCATGATGGCACCCTTTCCGTACTTAGCCTCGATTGATTTCTTTACATAATCAAGTGCAGAAGGACCATCCTTCTTCTTCTTAGGCATGGGTTTGGGTTGAGTCCCACCAGACCTAGGTTTGTTGCTACCAGCAGATCTCCAAGTACCACGCTCTAGTTGTTTGTCGCGCCAGTGATCATACCCCTCTTCATCCAACGGTCTTTTGTTGGCATGAAATTCATCCACCTTTGTGTAAGGAGCATAAAGAGGATATTTGTAATCTTCTTTTTTCATTTTTTTCTCTGGTAGTCCTTTATGTTTGGTCTTGGCAAATTTCTTTACGCTGGACACGCTGGCGGAGGCGGCAGCTTTGGAAACCTCAGGCGAGGGGTTTTCCATTTCCCCTTTCTGAGTCGCCCTAACCATCCCGAAGAATCGTTGTTGTTTTCTTGAGACGGCGGGCATTTACTGTCTCGCGACTTTTGTGCATTTAAGACCTGCGCCATTGATTGTCTCCAGAGCGTCCTTCTCTATGTAGACAGTCTCACCAGATCTTACCGATACGTTTCTGCTACCCAATGCAACATACTGACTATCGCCAGCTTGTCTTACTGTGGCAACAGGACCATCATCCAAAACAAGCACGATGGTTGCATTGGTGTCGTTAACAACACGGACTGCCGTTGCTTTACTCAGGTTTACTGCGGAACTGAGAGTTACCTCAGTTGCCAATACTCGTACTCGATCCATTGTTATAGTGACGATTGTGCTTTTACTATTTATCCTTCTGCTGCTTTAGGAATTTAGCGAGGTCAGCAGTAGATCCCACAAACATACTATTGTTTGTAGTATGAACCTCTTTTGTTTTTTTAGGATTCTCTATCTCGTTAACCTTCTTCTGCAAATCTACAAGTTTATCTGCCACGTCACCGACGTGTTTGATTAACTGACCTGCAACCTCAAAGGCACGAGGTTGATCAGATTCCTGTGCTAATTCAAGAATACCATCAACTGCTTCCTGCCCCTTCTCAATCAAAGAATATAAGTTACCACGAGTATACTCATAGTCTTTCTTTAATTGATCCCGAGTTGCAGTGGTATCAACAATTTCTGGTTTTGGTGTATCAGGAACGATTGCACTATTGACATCGAGAGCATCCTCGATGCCTTCATACTTACTCGTCGTTTCCTGTTGTGGGGTTTCTTGAGAGTCCATCTGTAAATTCACTAAAGAGTTCATTGAATCCGAAATCATCATCAGGATCCGCATCGGCAGGTTGAGGTGTGACTTGGTATCTAACCTCTCTAGATGCAGTGACCTTCGAGTCAGTGGCATAATCAACGATAGCCTTAGTGATGAGTTCACTAGACTTATCGCTGACAGGACCGTAGAGATATGTCTTCGCTACGAACTGTAATGTATATACCAATGTACGACGTGTGTCGTAGTCACCTTCATACACGTCATCATAATCTACAGATGTCAACGTGACTGGGTAATCTTTTTTCTCACCCAGATCAGGAACAAGATTTAGAGTGATATTGAATGATGGTTGGAAGTATGGTAGAACTTGCTCAATGATTTGTAGAGCATCATCCTGGTTCTTTGCCAAGACTGCCAGTTCAAAATTAATGTTGTAAGGCACGGGCATGAAACCCTTGTTAGTTGTATCACCACTGGTGTGCCTAATGTATTGTGTAGGTGATACCTTTCTTGTAGGATCATAAGAGATGCCTTGCATCTCAAATGCTATACGTGGCAAAGTGATTTGCGTTGCATCTTTCTGAGAAAGATCACCAACTTGACGCAAACGTGCTAAGAACTTTTGCTTAGGTCCATAAGCAAGAGGTACCTTCATAACCTCAGTCTTTGAACCTTTAGTGCGTCGCACTTCAATGTTATTAAAAAGGGTGCCGAATCCTACGACAGTCTTTCTAATAATTTCGTGATATGTGTATGTTCCAAGCATTAGATTGTACTTCCTTTGTTACCAAACTCACCAAAGGGATTACCCTCAGTAAAATCGATGATGCCGTCAGCGACGGTCTCGATAGCATAGTTCTGATCAAATTCACTATTCACATTATTTATCGTGTTGTAAGACTCAGTTGTCGCAACAGCACCACTGGTTTGACCAGTAATAGTTTCACCTGATGAAAATCTACCTGTGCGATTGAATACCTGCAATGTGCGTGTAGCAGCATCCCAGGACTTAACCTCAGCGTCAGTATTGGTTGTACCACCTGTAACGGTTTCGCCAACTTGGAATGTACCAGGTGCGGGTGTCTCTGCCATGATGACAGCAATAGCATTTGCGAATGTAGTTTCGATAGCATCCACTGCTGCCACACCTGTGTCGATGTCCTCGTCGCTGTACTCGAAGAGTTCGCAACGTAGACCCCAAACATAGTTTTGACCCAGTTGATAGAACGGAACTTCATGTTCTACATACTGGATCTCAAAGATTTTATTTGCCAGTGGAAGATATACAAGATCTCCCTCGTTTGGTCTTCCCTCAACAATCAATGTTGCGTTGTCATCTACAGCAGCAGTGAATCTAGAACGGGAAATGATAAACGTTACCTGGTCAGATATACGAACACCAAACTTACTGAATACATCTCCGTCTCCACGGAAACCACCAGCATCCTCAATATATGCTTCGATTAAATGTGCACCATTAAATGAAGACAGACTGTCCTCACCAAAAACTGTATCCTCATTCACAAGTGTGCGAGGAATGTAATAGACATCCTTACCAAACATTTTGATCTGTTCGATAACAAGATCTTCTACTAGACCTTGTTCTCCAGTTGTACCTTGTGTGAAATGCGGATTAAGTGCCATATCAGCCGATCATGTCTAGAGGTGGAGTTTCCCAGGTAGTGCGGAGTTGTTCATCAAGAACTTTCAACTCCTCTACAGCATCGTTGTAGATCATTTCACCATTAAGAGTGACACCACCAGGCATCTGCACTCCTTGGAATTTTGTGAGGTTTTGACCCCATTGCTTTTTAATCTTGGCAGTGGCGTAATCCTTTAACCACATCTGATTCCAGATCTCTGACCATGTAGTAGGGTCAAGTGCTCTCCAACATTTGATAACAATATACTGACCTTCCAGAGCATCAATACCCCAGTCGAAATCAATGTGTAGTTTATCTTGTACCTGCTGATAACGAACAGGTTTCATACCTTCCAAGATAAAATCAATCGTTTCAAGATGTTGTTGAATCATGTAGTAATGATAGAACTGTGTAGACGTAAAGTCATACAGATCATTCAATCTCATCTGATAACGAATGTCGAACATATTACGAGTACCCTTATCAGTAAACGCAAAGAGTCCTTCAATCGCAGTGATATGTTCTGGGACTGACAGATAATTATTTTGTTCTTTCCATACAGTAGTACCATCTACTGCGTTGCTTGACGTATCACCTTTAGCATTAGTGAGGTCTGCAGCAGTTAGTTCGTGCTTTAGATATACTCTTTCAGCACCATCGTAGTGGTATTGCTGGAATTTTTGAACAGCGTAGTCAATGGCATCATCACACTGATCATCTGAGACATTAATCTCCAAGACTGGTTTACCCAGTCTACGGAGACAATACTCCTTAAATTCTGCCTTAGTTGTTGGAATTGCCATTGGTTATCAGAGTGCGGCGATACGGGACTTGAAGTCAGCAAAGTTGGTGGACGCTGCGACTTCTGCTTTGAGGGTTGCTAATGTAATTGTCTCTGCCTGCAGAGCGGTGTCTGCC